AAGGTGCAGTTGATGGTGTTTTATTGGTTGAGAATTGCCTTGACAAGCCCTATATGGTTAAATCTGCTATGTTAGCAAGGTTATGGCCAATATGGAATTATGCTTATCCTGATGCCAAATGGTTAATTGTACGTAGGCGGACAGGAGATGTAATTCAGTCTTGTTTAAAAACTGGTTATATGAAAACCTTTAAATCTTCTGAAAATTTATTAAGTTTGGGTTTTACAAAAGAAGAAGAAGGTTGGCTTTGGTGGATTCATCAATATGAAAACAAATTTGTTGAAATGATTAAAGCTGGTTTAAATTGTAGAGTTATATGGCCTGAAAGAATGGTAACAGGAAATTATGAGCAAATGTATGAAACTATTGAATGGTTGGGTTTGAAATGGAATGAACAAATACCAAATATAATTGATCCTTTATTAAGTAAAAGTAGAGAAGGGAATTAATATGAGAACAACAGTTGATGATGTAATCAATATTTTAGATAACACAAGTCTTGATGATGATGTAATTGAAGGTTATATCAATAGTGCTAATGTTTTTGTCACAGCCACTTTAGGAACAACTTTAACCGTAGCTGTTTTAACAGAAATAGAAAAATGGATAGCAGCACACATGATAACCATGACACGTGAGAGGCAATCTAAAGAAGAAGATGCTGGTAGTGCTAAAATTAAATGGTCTGGTGAATGGGGAAAAGGTTTATTGTTTACATCTTATGGTCAAATGGCTGTGTCAATGGATACCACAGGTGCGTTAAACAATATAGCAAAGGGTAAATCTAATGCTTGGATTTATGCAATACCTAATTTTGATTAAAAAATGGCACTAAAGGGAATAGAAAGGGTAGCAGAACGATTCTGTGTTGAAACTTGTGTTTATTGGGGCAGCCCGGTAAATGATGGTTATGGTGGGTTTACATTTGATGATCCTATTGAAATTAAATGTAGATGGGAAAATAAATCAGAAGTAAATGTTGGCTGGCTTTCAACAGGTTTTCCTGCAAATTTACTCTTATCAAAAGCTTCGGTATTAGTATTACAAGATTTAGATTTAGAAGGTTATTTGTATCTTGGTAAACTTACTGATTTTGATAGTTCTGTTGACACTTCTAAACCTATTGAAATTCCTGGGGCTTATGTAATACATAGGTTTGACAAAATACCAATGGTACGTAAAACAGATGAATTTGTTAGAACAGCTTGGTTATATGATCAAGGAAAATAAATAATTATGCCTAATAGCAGTTTTTTCATTAAAAATACAAGAATACCTTCACTTGGTAAAGGTGGAACTAACTATGGTTTTTATTGTCGTATTGTTGGATATGAAAATGTAGAACGTGGTTTACTTATTCAAATAGCTAAAATGAAAGCACGTACAAGAATAGGTTTACGTGAAGCTGTTGAATATTTGCATAAAGACATTCAAGAAGGACCATATCCACAAGAACCATGGGGTATGGATAGGGTTAATTCAGAAGGTGTTGTTGTTCATAAAGGTGGTACATTAAGTCATTCATGGGAAGTTAATGATGTGGGAACCGAAGAAAGTCCAGAAATTATATTTGGTTATAATATGGAAAAAGCTCCTTATGCTTGGTATGTACATGAAATGACTTCTCCACCTTATGGTGATGTGCAATGGACTAAAACTGTTAGGAATAGTCCAGGACCACAATGGCTTACTATCGGAATACAAAGGGATAAAGCTATAATGTTAGCAATAATAGCTAGAAACGCAAGTGTGGAGGGAAAAGTATAATGAATGCAAGTGCTGTTGATATAAAGCAAATAATTGAATATTATTATGTGGAGGATAGTTATACTGGTAATTTATATCCTATTTTTATAGGTAAAGAACCAGCAAAACCTGTAAATACTATTTCTATATTTGAAACGATGGGTTTTCATCAATTAACATTTAATAGATGTGAAGTGTATGAATATCCTTCTATTCAAATTAGAATAAGATCAACTTCTTATCTGGAAGGATGGCAGATGATCGCTGATATAAAGGATATATTGCATGGCCGGGCACAAGAGACATGGAATGGTACTTTATATACTTTGATACAATGTTCAGGTGGTCCAGCTTTGTTGGATTTTGACAAAGATCAAAGAGTACGTTTTATTTGTAATTTTCAAATTCAAAGACGTTAATTTGTCTTAACAAAAGGAGGTAAAAATTATGGGTTGTGCTTTAGGTAGTAGCAATGCCATTTCAGGTGTTGGAACTATATTTCATAGATGGGATGATGTTAGTGCTTGGGTGGCACTAGCAGAAATTAACAGTATTTCTGGTCCAACTATGACGAGAGAAACGATTGATGTAACATCATTAAGTTCAACAGGTGGTTTTAAAGAAGCTATTGCTGGATTTCGTGATGGGGGTACTGTAAGTTTAACAATGAATTTTACACAGGCTACGTATGCTATAATTTATGCGGATTTTGAAGATGATGCTCCACATTATTATGAAATTGTGTTGCCTGATGCTACAAATTCATCGTTTGAATTTTGTGGTTTAGTTACTGAATGTCCTTTGGATATTCCAACTGATGATAAAGTGACTGTAAATGTTACTATTAAAATATCCGGTAGGGTAGCATTTAATAGTGGTGGTAGTGCAGCACCTTCATCTTAATAAATTGAATTAATGCTAATCAAGCAATTTTTATTTTTATAAACAATTTTAAAAATTAATCAAAATGAATGAAAATGTTTTTTTAACAAAAGACCTTTTATTACAAAGGGATGATTTAAAAATCGAAAAAGTTGAGTTAACCAGAGGTTATGTTTATGTACGTGAAATGACCGGTAGCGAAAAAGATCGTTGGGAACAATCAATGTTAAAACAGAAACCTAATGGTAATAAAAATGCTGCAATTGAGTATGAAACAACTCTGGAAGATTTTCGGGCTAAATTAGCGGTTGTAACTATATGTGATGCTGATGGTAATTTATTATTTGAAGCAAAAGATATTAAAGCTTTGAATAAAGCTATGAGTGCTACAAACATGGAAAAAATTGTTGAAGTTGCACAAAGGTTAAATGTAATTTCACAAAAAGATAGGGATGAACTATTAAAAAACTCAGAAGCAGACCAGGAAGACAGTTCCAGTTCCGACTCTGCCGAGAATTAAAGATTATTCATCCTGATAAATTATTGGAACAACTAACAAGTTCACAATTAGCAGAATGGGAAGAATATAGTAAGATAGACCCGATAGGCGAATGGCGTGATGATTTTAAATTTGCTTATATGGCTTCTATTATTACTAACTTGATGATAAGTGCTTATGCAAAAAAAGGAACTAAATTAACCAAATTAGAAGATTTCTTAATAAAATGGGATACGGAAGAAGCACAAGAATCTGGTAAAAAGCAAAGTGTGGAAGAAATGAAACAAATGCTCATGCGAATAGCAGAAGTACAAAATAGAAAAGTTGATGTTGAAACTAAATTAAAAAAGTAAAAGATGTTAAATTTAGGAACAATGATGGTTATTATTGGAGCCAATACTGTTGGTTTGAATAAAGCTGTCGGTGAACTTTATAGTGCAAAAAGAGCAATCTCAGCCACTACATCTTCAATGAATTCTTCATTAGCAACAACGAATATGGCTATTGCAAGTTTAAATGCTTCACTTGTTAATCTTGGTAGAAATTTATCATTATTTGTTTCATTGCCTATTGGGCTAATTGGTGTGGCTGGTACACAAGCTTTTTCAAGTTTTGAATATAGTTTAGCCAAAATAACAGGTTTGGTAGGAATTGCTGCTGAGCAAACAAAAGAATGGGGTTCAGAAATATTGGATATATCGTCTAAATACGGAAAAGGACCACAAGAATTAGTTGATGCTTTGTATTTTATTACATCATCTGGTTTTAAAGGATCAGAATCAATGAATGTATTAAAGGTATCAGCTCAAGCGGCGGCGGCAGGATTAGGCAATACTAAAGATATTGCAAATATTTCTACATCTGCTTTAAACGCTTATGGAAAAGCAAGTATTACGGCTGCTTATGCAACTGATGTTTTGACTGTTGCTGTTAGAGAAGGTAAAGGTGAACCAGAAGATTTAGTAAAGGCTTTTGCTACTATTATTCCTATTGCTGCTCAATTAGGTGTTCGATTTGATGAAATAGGTGGAGCTTTGGCAGCTATGACTAGATTTGGCATTCCTGCTGCCAATGCTTCCACTTATTTACGTCAAACATTATTTACATTGACAAAACCTTCAAAACAAACAAAAGATGGTTTAGCTGCGATAGGTTTAAGCGCACAAAAGGTACGTGATTCATTACGAACTGATGGTTTAATTGCAACATTGGAAATGTTGAAAAAAGCAACTGATAATCTTAGTGAAGAAGGATTAGGAAGAATATTTCCAAATATACGAGCCTTTATGGGTGTTTTGTCTTTAACAGGTAAAAATCTAGAAGAAACAAAACAAGTTTTTGATGCTGTGGCTAATTCAGCAAATGCAACTGCTGAAGCATTTAGAATTGCATCAGGAACTATAAAGTTTAAATTTAATGCAGCAATGGCTGAAGGAAAAGCTTTATTAATTACTTTTGGTGAAGCTATTGCAAAGAGTATATTACCTTTTGTTGAAGGGTTATTACAAAAATTTAAAGATTTAAGAAGTTGGTTTAATGGTTTAAGTGAATCTACACAAAACACAATAATAAAGATATCTTTATTAGTTGCTGCAATTGGTCCATTAATATTGATATTACAATCTTTGAAGACTATATTTATAGCCCCATTAATTATTTTGTTTAAGTTTTTTGCAGCAGAACTACTTTTGGTTGGAAAAATAATGAATAGCTTGGTTGTTTTTATCGGTGAAGTTGTTATTGCTTTTAAGAATTTAACTTTAGCAATGGCTTTATCAAACATGAAAATTGGTTTATCAAATGTTGTGCTTGGTTTACTTACTGGTAATTTAGCCAAAGCTGCGGCTGGTTTTCGTTTATTTAGTGTAGCTTTGCTGTCATCTCCTGCTGGTTGGGCAGTAATTGGTCTTACGGCTTTGGCTGGTGCAATTTACTTAGTAACCAAAAAAACAAATGAACTCACCATCGCACAGAAGGTAAATAAAGAATTACAGTTAGCAATTAATGATAATGTAGCTGCTGAAGCATCTGAAATTGAAAGACTTTTAATACTTGCGAAAAGTCATAATTCATCTTACCGTGAACGTATGTTTGCCATTGATCAATTGAATAAAAAAATGGCTGTATATACTGGCGGTGTAGTTGTAGAAAGAATTGAAATTGCTAAAGCTCATTTTGCTTCATTAAATTATCTTAATACAGCAGAACAAAGAAAGCAAGCGAAAGAAAAAGAAATTAGTTTACAGACAGAATACAATAAAGGAATAACCGAAGAAAAAATAGCAACTGGTGAAGCTACAAAAATGGGTTATGCATATATTGATATGTTAAAACATCAATATATGGTTATAGCTGCTAAAAATGCAATAATAGCAGTAGAAAAAGAAAAGTTAGATGCTTTAACATCAATAGAAACAGGTGAAGGTCTGCCTGTTGGATTTATGGGTGGATTAAAAGCAGCTGTGATACCAAAAAACATAAAAGAATTTTTTGCTTTAGGTATGGCTGTTCCAGGAGCATTATATAATTATAGTCAAAATATACAAGGTGCAAAAGTAAAAGAAGCAGGAAAAGTAGTAAATGATGCTACTAAAAAACTTACATATTTGTATGATACAATGAATGAATACCAAAAAATGATATTTCCAACTGAAACAGGTATGTTAACAGAAACTGCTGTGTCAGGAAAAGCACCAATATTACCAACGAAACCTGAAATAGATTTAGAAACGACTAAAAAGACACAAGATGCAATAAATAAAATATGGGTAGAGTATAATGAAGGAATAAATCAAGCACAGCAAAGTAGTGAACTATTTGGTTCAAGTTTTACTGTTTTTGATAAAATGCAAATAAGGGCTGAAGCAATAAAAAAGACGTTTGAAGAATTAGCTAAATTGTCACCAGATGCCTTAAACAAAGAAAAGGAAAAATATAATATTCAGTCTATGTCTGATTATTATAATAATGTTTTAAAGATTATGGGTAGTCAAAAATCATTTAATAATTCTATACAAGATGTTAACAAATCAATATTAACGCAAGAAAAAACAGCAAGTGGTATAGCACGTTGGACTTATAATTGGGATAGTGCTAATAGTCAACTTATAGATTCAGAAACACGATTGGCACTTGGAATGAGAGACATTAATAAACTAACAAAAGAATCAGGTGGTGCATTTAATGATATTGATAGCCAAATAGAAATTGTTTCAAATAATATAAATAATTTAAGAGGTTTATTAAGAAAAGAAAGTTGGAATGTAGGTGTTTTTAATGATTTACAAAGAAATTTACAAGCATTAACTATTTTAAAAGTAACAAAAGAAATAGTTAGTATGCGTCAACAACTAGATGATGTTGATGCTTCAGCAAAATTATTTGGTGATACTGTTGGTGGTGCAGCAGCAAAAATTAAAATGCTTACAGATATTTACAATAAACTAAGAGATATGGAAGGATTATCTACTATTTTTGATCCTGAAGTTCTTAATGAATTCAAATTAATATTAGATGAAGTAATAAAAAAGTTAGAAGAAGCTGGTGTAAATGTAAAGAAATTAGGTTCAAGAAGTACTGCTGATCAATTACAACAATTAACAAATTCAATAGAAAGTGGAATTGAATCAATTATAGGATCAACGGCTGAACTAATTGGTCAATTAGCTGCTGGAAGTATATCTGCTAAAGGCTTTTTTGATGGTTTGCTAGAATCAATAGCAGATATGGCTGTGAATGTTGGTAAAGTAATGATTGCTTTAGGTATAACGTTAGCTACTTTAAAAAAGATAGGCAATCCTGTTGCTATGGTTATTGCTGGAATTGCTCTTGTTGCTGCTGGTTCAATGGTAAAAGCTATAATAAGTAAGAAAACGCAAGCTTCTGGTATGGCTCATGGTGGTATTGTTCCACAAGGTTATCCAAATGATTCATATCCTGCACGTTTAACAAGTGGTGAAATGGTTATTCCACCTAGTAAATTACCTGAATTTGAAAGACAGGAAGTAAATGTGAATGTAACTGTTCAAGGTGTTACTAAAGGTAAAGACATTCATTATATTGTAAAAGAAATTGCACGTGAATATAATAATTCATTCTAATGAGTTACGACAGATTATACCATCAATTTAAAGATATTAAAGGTGATGAATATCTTTTGGAAATATATAAAACAGGATATTCTTCATCTTATTTGATTAAGTATCAGGAAAGTGAAAGTATCGAATTATCACATGGTGGGGATGATAAAGATAAATGGGATTTTACATATATTTTAGGTCAAGAATTACGTTGTGTTTTATATATTCCAAAAAAAGATGTAAGTATTATTGATACAATCCTTGAAAGTGAATATAAAGATTGGTATGTTAAATTAACTAAAGATACTACTGTTTTATTTTATGGTTACCTAAAACCAGAAAATATATATAAACGTTTTGAAGATAAACCGCCTTATATTGAATTTGAATTATCTGCTACTGATGGTTTAGCAGATTTAAAAGATGTTGATTTTAATCAACCCGGTGATTCAGATGATATTGCAACCACGACTATATCTTTATTACAAGCAGTAAAATATGCTTTAACACAAGTAGGAATACCTTTACCTTTTTGTATTCAAATAAATACTTATGAAAGTACTTATATGAACTTTGATGATTGTCCTTTGACAAGTA